GTCTAAAATGGCTTCACCGATTATCTCTACATTAAGAGCATCTCCATCATCATTAAGAACGGCGTTAAGAACCTCTCCAGAGGTCTTGGCATGAATGCCTAAAGCCCCACCGTTAAGGACTTTGTTTAATACTTCTTGTTCTGAATAGGTGTGTTGAGAATACGCCACACCCAATAGAAACAATAAAAATAATTTCTTCATTTTTGCCTCCAAAATGAGGGGCGGGTTGCCCCGCCCCATTTTTAATTAAGTAGCGTTAGTGAATTTGTATCCACGAGTAGCGTGGATTAAAGCACCACCATAGATGACATCTGCGACAACTTTTGTGCCAAGATGATCTACTGAATATTCAGATTGCATCCGAATATCTTGCTGAACTGCAAGACCAACTGCGGATTTGTGGAATATAACACCAGATACGTTTGTTCCACCAGTTAAAAGTGCATTGCTCATAATGACAGGCATTCCGTATGCTTTGTCAATCATAGCAGTCTTGATAGCACTTTCACCAAGTGCGTCGTAACGAACCAATCTATCTTCGTTTAGCAAATCAGCGTAAAGTGTTGGATTTACTGCAAATACTAAATCGCCTTCACGATAATCCAAATCAGCTTCTCCTAAAGAAGCCAATGCGGTTTGTAGTTCACCAGCCGTAATTACATCGTCAGTAGCAAGTGTAGCACCGCTTGAAACGGTGATTAACTTACTTGCGACAAATGAATCAATCTGTTTTGCTAAAGAATATGCAAACCCTTGTGCATACTTAGCAACAAGACCTTCATTCGCTTGAATTACTGCAATGTCTTCAAAAATCTTTGAAGCGTAGTAATGTTGGTCGATTGAAATGTCTGTAACAGATTCGGTTGTGGCATCGTATTCGATTGCCGTATTTTCAGATTTTGCTTGGACAGCAACTTCGGAAAGTGTAGGAACGTGAATGGTATCACCTTTCCCTTTAACAAATTCAGAGTAGTCATCCACTAATGGACGGAATACAAGTTTTCTTTTGAGGTAGCCCGATACATAATCAGACCAAAGTTCTGGGATAAACGCATCAACCTCAGTTAAACCAGTATTTCCAGCTCCTAATGCTCCATAAGCCATATTTATCTCCTATATGATTTTAATATGTCTCCCCAATTCTTCTTCCGTTCTTCTGGACTCATGTTTTTGATGTCGTATTCACCTTCTGGTATTCCACCAGTTTTGTCTGGGGGATTCTTCTTTGGCTCTTTAAACTCTTCAACCATTTCCAATAAAATCGGAGTATCCAAATTGGAGAATTTTTCTCGTTTAGATTCTGGAAGTTTGCTCAAAGCGTCCTCTCGGATTGATTTATCGAGAATTTCATACTTCTCTTTGAAAGGCTTGTAAGAATCAACTTCACCTTGTAAGGTTGTGTTTAGTTCTTGCCATTTTTCATCTTCCTTGAGTTTTGCTTTCTTTGCATCTTCCTGTGTTTGCTCAAATGTTTTAATTTTATCTCTGAGAGAATTTCTCTCTTCGATTACTTCATTGAGCCTTGATATGGGTACATTTTGTTCGGCTTTTGTGCCTTTATCCTGTTTTACATCTGGTTCGATGGTCTTGTCTGACATTTTTACCTCTTGAGTGAGTTAATAAGATTAAGATAACTCTTGCATTATCTATTCACACTAATGTACATTATAAAGTGAATTTAATGCAAGATAAAAAATATAATTTTAAGAAAAAATGGTTTGAATATCTTGGTTATGAGCCACATAATGGGCAATTAGCACTTCATTATCCCACAAAGGATGCCAGATTCCATGTTATGGTTTGTGGTAGGCGATTTGGGAAGACTTGGGCGAGTGCTATGGAAGCAACTTTTGTTGCATCTCAACCCAATAAGAGAATATGGGTGGTGGGGACTTCGTACAAGAAAGCACGACTCATTTTTAGGGAAATATGGCAACGAATGGTTGTTGGTCATGCAGAGGATATAAAGCGTTCCTCAGAAAAGGATATGTTTATTGAATTTGTTTGGGGAACAACTGTTGAAGGAATGTCGGCAGATAACCCTGATTCACTTGTTGGAGAGGGGTTGGATTTGTTGGTTATTGACGAATCTGCCAAAATTAACAAGAAAGTATGGGATATGTATTTATCACCAACTGTAGCAGGAAGAAAGGGTAAAGTTATCTTCATCACAACCCCACAAGGGAGAGATTGGACACATGACCTATTCAAATTGGGGGGAACGGATGCGGATTGGGTTTCCCACTCTGCCCCCTCATGGATGAATAACCATGAGTTTCCTCTTGGAGAAGAAGACCCTGCTATTATTGAGAGAAAAAGAAATATGTCCCCAGAGTTGTTTAGACAAGAGTTTGGGGCAGAGTTCTCTGTGTTTGAAGGTAAGGTATGGTCATTTGACAGAGAATTAGACACAGGAGATTTCCCATACAACCCAGATTTACCAACATACTGTTCTATTGACTTTGGTTATCGGATGCCAGCAGTTCTATTCTTGCAAACACAAGCAATTAATGGGGTAGACCATATTCGTATTTTTGATTCAATTCTACATAAACAAAACATTCCAACAAACAATTTAATCAAGATGATAAAGACAAAAGGCTATCCAATTCTATCATATTATGGCGACCCAGCAGGTGCATCTGTGCAAGGGCAGTCTGGGGCAGGTGATATTGAATTGTTCCGCAGAAGTGGAATGCCAATCATTTCTAATTTATCCCCGAAGAGTAGAAACATTGTGTCTGGCGTTTCACACGTTAGGGGGTTTTTTGAATCAGCAGATGGAACACGAAGAGTTCATGTTGACAGGAAACAAGTTGATGTAATAGAGGACTTTGAGGAATACCGCTATGCAGAAGCAAAAGAAAATCAGGCACTAAAAGAAGAACCACTCAAGGATGGATACCACGACCACGGTAATGATGCCTTTCGGTATTTCATCATTAATAGATTTCCAATGCAACGTACAACAATGAGGATATTACCACGATGAATCTAATTAAAGACTTGCTAACACAAACAAAACTAAAGAATGCTAAAGGACGGCAAAACGAGATAAGAAAGTTCCTTAACTATTACTCTGGCACATCCACAGAAGAGTATATTACCGATTACTTTGCTGGAGAAGCATTTTCTGAAATTCCACCTGTAACAACAAACTTCACGAGGAAGTTCATAAATAAAATTAGTCGAATCTACACACTTGGTGCAAGTAGAAATGTTGGCAATATGACAGACAAGTATGCCAAAATGACACATAAGAAAGATGTAAGGATGAAACATTCAGAAAGAATGACTCGTCTTTTAGGAACTGTTGCTAATCGTGTATTTTGGACTGACAAGGGATTTGACTATAGACCTATCTATTACTTTGAATCGTATTTTGGTGAAGACCCATTCGTCCCAGAGGCGATTGTTTATCCTTTGTTGAACAAGGTGAATGATGTTTCCAACACAGATAAATCGCAATGGTCATATTGGGATGCTTCAAAATATTGTATTTTATCAGAGGAAGGGAAAGTCATTGAGCAACGTGAGAATCCTTATGGAATATTGCCATTTGTATTTACCCACAGGGAAGACCAGCTTGATTCATTCCTTGTAGAAGGTGCAACAGATATTATCAACTGTAACGAACACGCTAATATTGGTTTAACAGAGTTGAATCTCGGAATGAGATTTAATATGTTTGGACAACCTTGGATTAGTGGTTTAAATTCTGACAAAGAAATTTCAAGAGTTGGTTCAAACACCACACTTGATGTTGGAGAGGGAACATATAATATTGCATCTCCCCAAGGAAATGTAGAAGAGGCAATCCAAAACATTAAATTCCAAATTGAACTTGTTGCCTCAAACAACCACTTATGGATTCAATGGGCAGAATCGGGGGGAGAAGTTCCAAGTGGAATCTCATTGATGATTAAAGACCTTGAACGCAAAGAAGATTATTTTGATGATATTGCTCTTTGGAGATTGTATGAAGAAGACTTTTATCGTGTCGAGAGAGCCATTGCGAGTTACAATGATGTAGAACTTCCCGAAGAATTTGCAGTAGACTTTGAAGAAGTTGAATACCCAATGACGGTTCAAGACCAAATCCTTAAAGATGAATTTTCACTCAAACATAATCTAACTACCCATGCCAAGATTCTTTCAAGAGACAATAAAGATTTATCACAAGAACAGGCACAGTCATTAATAGATGAAAATAGGAGAGTAAATGAGTCAGAAAACCAACAGTCAATCTTTGCTCAATTCCGTCAGGAAACTTGATAAAATAAACGATATAGATATTGTATTAGAAGGTAATATTGCCGACATTATAGAAGACCCTATAAAATGGGGTGAAGAACAGGCTCAAAAGGCTTTGATAGAATCTCAAGACAAATATTTAGAGGCAAAAATATTAGGAAAGAAACTTTGGGATGAAATTAACGATAAAGACTAACTTCTCTTTTGGCAAATTGGCTGATAGTATGCCAGACCTGATAGATGACTATCTTGGAGGGTATGCCAAAGAAGCTGAGAAAGGAACAAAAGAGAATATCGACAAAGGGTTAAGCCCCGACCTTGAAGAATCCACAATCCAAACACGACAACATAGGGGACAACCCACAGACAAACCACTCTATGCAACAGGTAGGCTATATACAAGCATAAAGGCGAATAAAAACACATTATCCATGAAAGGATATGGAAAACTACACCATGATGGGTTCTCTCCCAAGAAAATACCTGTTGTTGGGAAAGATGGCGATGTTAAAACAAAAGGCAATAAGATTAGGTTTAAAAAGAACACAAGAAATATTGCAGTCCCAGCACGACCATTCATATCCACAACTGCAAAAGAGGCAAAGAAACTTGCCGATAATTTTTTCAAAGCCATTAGGAAGAGAATGAGAAAATAATGCCAGAATTAACACAGGAGACTATAGATGAAAAAGACAGAGAGTTATTACTTTGGGTTGCTCTTGGACTTACTTACGATGTTAGAATCTTCGCTGAAAGACTTGGACAACAGATTAACCAACTCAGAAGAAGTGGAGTTGATGAACAATCAATTATTAGGATTCTTAGCGAAGACCTTGGTGGGAACAGACGAGTGTTTGGCGAACTCAGAAACTCAATTAAGCGAGGAGTGGTTGGAGGAATTAACCAAGCATTCCGCCGATCTGGAACAATGGGGAGAAAGCTAAAATGGATTACCATTTCTAAGAATGTTTGTCCAGATTGTGAATCAAGGGCAGGACAAGTAGATACTTTAGAAGGATGGGAAGCACAGGGTCTTCCTTCAACTGGATGGAGTGTTTGTAGAGAATATTGTTACTGCCAATTAATACCCGAAGATATAGAAATAGACGATAAATTACGATTATGATTATTCAAGAATGGAAATGCGAAGAGTGTGGATGGGAATGGACAACCCTTATAGACTCACAAGACGATGGATATGACGAACAATGTCCAGAATGCCACCAATTCGATTCAACTTTAGTTGATGACGAAGACTAAAGCCTTGCATTAAGAGATATTTTTTCTTATATTAGTGTTCATCGCTCATAAAGAGGATGATTAAACAATAACTTGAATTAGGAGTTAATATGACTATATACAAAAAAGTTCCTATGTTTTTAGATAGGAACGAATTTCTCACCCCATTTGATAAACTATTTGACCAAGTAATTCAATCTCAATTCCCAAACATCGCACAAGAAACAGGCATATCCTTTGAACAAGGTGCTTTCCCGAAGGTAGATGTAGTAGATTATGATGAATCCATTGTAATTGTTACAGAATTGCCTTCAATGAGGAAAGATGGTATTAAAGTTTCTATCGAAGATGATGTTTTAACTATCTCTGGAGACAAACACAAGCTATTAGATGATGATGCTCGTTACATTCGTAGAGAATTAAAGCATTCTTCGTTTAAGAGGTCATTTCGATTAGGAGATGTTCTTGATGAAGAGAATATAAATGCCACTTTCGATGATGGTATTCTCAGAATAGAGATTCCTAAAAAGAATCCAGAGATGCCAAAGAAGTTAGATATAGATATAGCCTAATCTAAAATACTGGCAATATTATAGATATACTCTCTCTATATATACGTAAGTATATATATGTTCGCATTTTTTGGTATAGGGTAAGCTGTAAGTTCAACAATATCAACACAAATTTCTCTTACCCCACCCAATTTTCTGGTATAGGGGGTGTCAAAAACCCCCTTTACCCTATACTTAAAAACTGGACATGGCTTTTTCAGCTTCAATTATCTTGATATGCCAATCTTCTTGTTCTGATTTTGTCTTTCTTCCAACAGGCAATAATTCAACGCCTGCGTTTATGGCTCGTTTTCGCCAAGTCCATGCTTCTCGTCTTTTTTCTGAGGCTACTTTCTTCTTTTTTTCTTTTTTCTTTTTCATTGCCTTTGTTTCTACAGCGGGTTTTTCTGGCACTTCTGGACGTTGAGGAAACACCTCAAACTCTGCATCTTCAACTTCTCCATTATTACTAAGGAACTTTTCAAATGGACTTTGATGTTGTTTTACCTCTACTCGTTTTATGAGTTTGCCCGAATGCTCCAACACCAATCTTCCGGCTTGGACATTCCCCGATTCAGCCTCTCGAATCATAGACTGTAACACAGATGGCAATTTTGCTCCAAAAGTAACCATGTACTTCTCATAGAACACCTCTACAAATTCTGGGTCTTTCAGCCAAGCGTAAATTGTGGCTCTTGTAACTCCCACTTCCTCCGCAATATCCTTTTGCGTCATTGAAGGTTGCATTACCATTAATTCTAACGCCCTAACCTTATCTGCTTTCCACTTTACTGGCAATTTATTCATGTTTTCTCCAATTAATTTATACAATATACAAACATTGACATTATTATACAACACATATCCCGCACACAATAAATAAACAACCACTATACCATAACACCTATAACAAGAAACAAAATACATTCTTTAAAAAACCTCTTCCAAATTTCTAACCTAAGTCATTGTTTCTCAATACTTTATGAGGAATGAGGGTACACACACCTCCCCGAAACACCATTCGCCTCTACCCCTGCCATTTTGTCATACCTTATTGAGACTGAGTCTCATTAGGAGGGGTTGGGATGATATACACTTTCAACATTATGATACCTTAGTCTGTACCTGTATATATTAATAGGACCTATTACTTTGTACTGTGTGCAAAATAAATTAAAAAAACACTTGCCGCTCATATATATATACATGTAATATTGACTAGCAACTAACAAACAAAAAGAGGTAAATAAAATGAGAGTAAAAAACATAACACAAAGCGAGCTGTCAAAAGCTATTAATACTATTAATGTATTACATGGATATAAAATAATTTTCAACAGATATCCTGAGAAAATCGGTAACTATTTACACTTCACTATTCGATCAGAAAAAAGCGGTATCCCGGGAGCAAGGATTTCACCCTCAGGGCGGAATCTGGTATCTGCGAGCTGGCATGCTCACGGATATTTATTTGAGGAATTACTCAATATTAACAACACTGCAGTAATTATTACCGCATCAAATAGAATAGATTCTGATGGCGGAAACTGGGAGGATCGGAATATCGGGTCTTATTTTCAGCCCGCTTATTTTTCAGAACTAAGTATTTTATAGAAGTTATTATGATTTTGATTTTGATGAGAACTTGCAGGCTCTGTTAGAAGAGTACGGCGAGTGGGTGGCTAGCTTAAAGTAAGTAGGGATAGCATAAACACTAACAATAA